AGTAGTGCGCTCTGAACTGCGAATACGCTCGTGCCCCGAGGGGTTGTATTTCTTGATGCTGTCCATGATTGACGCGCCCTTGGAGTCGTCATCCGAACCTATCTTTGAAGCGTCCTCGTAAGCCTTGTTAGCTTTCTTGCGGGTTTTCTCGTCTGCTACATCGTCGTAGTTGGAGGGTTTTTTTGGGTCAGCCATTTTTAGTCCTTAGTACATTTTGCAGCGGGTCTTACCTTTGGAGGCAATACCATCACCACGTTTAGAAGCGGAAGACACAGTTGAAGTCATACCACCAGAAGCCATCTTCTTGGCTTTGATTTGCCCACCAGCAGCCCTTTGATTGGCAGCACTAGGTCTTTTAATTCTGTCAAGCAGTCCGGGGTTCTGGCGGGCAACGGCTTCTTCGTATTTTTTCCTGTCCGCTGGGGACGCATTTGCCAAAAAGGTCTCTATATTTTTTTTGCGCTCCGCAGACGAAAGAGGTTTACTGGGGTACAAATCAGAACCTTCTCCAGCCATTCCGGGTGTTAACCCAAGGGGTGTTATTAGCCCTTCCAATACATCTTTCCCAAGCCGTTCACGTTCCCCAGCAGTCATATTGGTAGCTGCGTTGGCGGCAGTTCCAAGGCCCGCAAGCGTTAACGCAGCGCCAACCTTGCCTGCCATACCACGGGCTTTAGGTGTTTTAGCAGCAGGGGTAGCAGGGGTAGCAGCGGTAGTAGCAGTGGTAGCGCGCCCAACTTTGCTTTCACGCAGCATCCGGTTGAAGTCATCCATATCCGTGGGTACTTCAGCTTTTACAGGCGCACGTTTGCTGGTTGGGGTTTCCCTTGTAACAGTTGGCCCTGCTGCGGCAGCGGATTTGTTCACGCCTGCGCGGTCATTAGCCCCTTTGGTTTTATTTTTGTACCGTTTAAGCTCAGCGTCAATTTCCGCTTGGGTTGCCCGGCTTTTTGCTTCAGCTATAGCGGCACGGTCAGGCCCTTCTGCAAACTTCTTTTGAGTTTCCGACAAGTCTCCGGTTATGGGTCGTGGGCTTTTATCAGGCCCAGCCGCAAACATCTCTTTGGCTTCTGATAATGGCCCGGTTTGGGCTCGTGGTTTCATTGCCCGTGCTTGGGCTCTTAACCTTGCATAGTAAGCAGCAGCACCAGCGCCAGCCGCACCAGCACCAGCAGCAAGGCCAGCACCGCCCATACCGCTATCTTCGGGGGCAACTTCGGGGGAAGGAGAAGTAACATCGGGAGTAGAGAACCTAAAATTACCTTGGCTACCAAGTTCAGAGCCGGGGACAACACCTTCGTACCCAGCAGCAGCTTGACTATCACCGTCGCTACCACCTCTACGACCACCTTTACCACCGCCGTAAACTACATCGCGGGCGCGAATACCGCCATTACCTACACTACTACCCGCACGCTGTGCGCCCGCTAAACCTCGGTTGCTTTCCTGAATAGCAGCGCCAGCGTCCCGCGCGGCATCCCCAAAACGGAAATTACCTTGGCTACCAAGTTCAGAGCCGGGGACAACACCTTCGTACCCAGCAGGCCCAGCGGCAGAAGTACTCCCCTCACCTTGTTTGTCAAGGTGATTCTTGTACATGTACCCCATTGCGCCTAGCGCGGCAAGGGCTGCTAAATCATTGTTGTTCATGGATTACTCCTTAGCAGGCCATGCCGCCCTTTTTGAGCATCTTGCCTTTGGTCTTACCTTTGGTAGCAATACCGTCAGCACGGGCAGAAGCGGAACCGCCACCAGCCATCTTCTTAGCGGGGGCAGCATTCTTCTTCATCATCTGGAATCTGTCCATCATCATGTCTTTTTTGGAGCCTTCTTTGACGCCTTTTTTCTCAACGTCTTTACCGGACTTCTCAAACTTAGCAAATGGGTTTACGCCTTTAGTAGCCATAGTGTTTCCACCTTTCTTGAACAATTCAGTTTTACCCTGCTTGGTGTCAGGTTTGTTGATACGTTGCAAATCAGGCCGCGACGTAGAGCCTTTACCAAACTTCATTCCTTTGCTTGCACCACTAAAGTCTTTTGCAACGGATTGAGGTATTCCTGCCTGCTGAGCGAACGACGGATTGTGCGCCGCAGCATCCATGAATTTCTTTTGTTTAGAGCTTGTCGCTGGCATCGTCAGCTTTCTTGCGGTTCATAAGTTTCTTCACGGTCTCTGTTTCGTAGATGCGGATTGCCACCCAGACAATACTAAGAACCGCAGATACGGCAGGTAAGAATTCCACAAGTGTTCCTATTACGGTAAGGATAGAAGCACCATCAATTACGTGCTTCAGAGTTTCTTGGTTTTGCTCGTTCATGTCGTGCTCCTAGCATTTCCATCTTGCCAAGGAAGCCGCCTTGCGGGTGGGCTTGCCTTTTTCATCTTTCATTGGCCCCGGCATACCAGACATGCGGGCGCAGAACGAGTCCTTGCGCGGGCCACCTTGGGGCTGGGGAGCTTTTAGGTTGCTACCGGTTGCAGCGTTGTACTTGGCACGGCCTTTAGCCGTCAACCCGGCCCCCTTGGAGACGGGTAGCTTCTCGCCACGACCAACTGCAAGAGAGGGGTTTTTCTTAGCCATAGAACACCGTCACGCCTGTCACAGACGCGCTCAATGCTAGATACAACGTAGTGCTGAACCTAATTCCCTCTCCGGGGATGTCAAACGTGTAGGTGTTGGGGTTGGTGTTACTAGCAATGTCAATCTCCAGCAATACCGTACCGGATGACCCACCATCTTTGAATTGAATAGTAGCCGCCGTGCTGGCTGCTGGGCAAATAATCAAACCTTTTAACCGTGTAGGGCCGCCAAAAAGCGTACCCGCTGCGCTTGCGTGGGCGCTCTTAACATCTGTCTGTTGCATAACTAATCTCCTATAAAGCAAGGGCCGAAGCCCCCGAGACTAATTACTGCTGGGTTGCAGATGGGTTGGCAGAGCCGTCAGAGTCACGAACGATGTACTCAACAGTGACAGTAATCGTACCGGCAGTAGCGTCAGCGGTAGCCGCAGTAAACGTACCGTAGATGAGCGCATCAGTTGTGCCAATGCTGTCATAAAGCCCTGAAGTAGCCGCTGCAATAGTGGCTGGAGAAGTTTGAACCACCGAAGTACCGGTATTGACCGTAGCCATGTACAAGTTGGCAGTGCCGCTGCTACCGATGGTAACGCCGCAGTTAGACGCGCCAGTCAAGGCAACATTGACTTCAAGGCCAAAACGAACAATCTTAGCACCAGCAGGAAGCACGAACATCAGTTGTGCTGCGGGGCTTGCCAGAATGACAGAAGCGGGGGCTGTGTAGGTCTGGGCAACGATAGTAGCGCCCAAATTACGGATGGTTCCAGCGGTAGTGCCAGTGGTGTTTTTGACAGTGCCCAAGAGCCAAGGGCCAAGGTGAGTAGCGAATCCCATGATGAGTCCTTACATACAAGTGGAGCGCATCAATCGGTATGTCGTCCAGCCGGGACTGGTTTGATACGCCGGTAACCCCGGAGTGAGAGCAATATACACCAAAAAGAAAAGGGGCACAAGGCCCCTTCTCTCAGTCTTTTTAGGACGAACCGGGAGAGCCAAAGACTCCCAGTGGGTCAGACCAACCGAACGAATAACGCTCGCGGGCCTTGTAACGGACGTTGCCGGTATCAAAATCACCGTCCATGCTGTTAGCCAGAGGCGAACGCACGAAATGCTTCAGACCGTTAGGCACATCGGTGGTTAGATACCAGCCGTTGCTATCAGTAAAGAAGTGGTTGATTGTGTAACCTTCAGGAATCGAACCGTTGTTCTTCAACGCATTGATATCGTTGTCGGTAGTGCCAACACGGAGGCTGGTTTCCAACAGACGGGTAGCAACGAATTGCAGAGCAGGAGGAACAATCAGCTTGCGGGGCTTAGCTGCAATCAGCAGACCACGCTCATCAGTCCAAGCGGCGATTTGGATAACGGCGGCTTCCAAGGAAGTCTCGTTCAAATCAGCAGCAGTAGAAGGACGATTGCTGTTAGTACCACCATTGACCAGCGGGTGGGCAGTGCTGAACAGAGCAACGCCGTCACCACCAGCATAAGCTGCGGAGAAACCGTTGTTGATAACAGCAGCAGCTTTAACCTGCTTGGTGTACGCCATAGCGCGAGCCAGACCTTTGGTGTAACGAGCGGACAAGCTGTCATACAGATTGTCTTCAATTGCCTCTTCAGTGATGGAGAAGCCCAAAGCAATGGTCTCGTGGTTGTAGCGGGTAGTCCAAGCCTCTTGCGCATTGTCATACGCAATTGCAGAGCCCTCGTTCTTCACCGGAGCGGCGGAGAATCCAGACAGCTTGGTTTCCTCTTCGAAGGAACGCTCGGAGGTCTCAGTTTCGTAGAGTTCCTTGTGTTCTTCGCCGTAACGAGCGTATTCCATTCCAAACAAAGCGTTCAGTCCGGGGAGCAACTCTTTAAGTAGCTGGGCGCGTGAAATAGCCATTTTAAGTTACTCCTTATGCAATGCTGGTAGCAGCGTAATACTGATGCTGACCAAAGTTAATTTTGACCAAAATCTCTGGGTACTGCATGAACACAATGGTGGTGTTCAAAGTAGCAACAGGGGCTTGGTTCAAAATAAACGAGGTAGCACCGGCAGCGGCAGCGGTGTCAACGAAAGAACCCGCAGAAACGTAGTTCCCGCTTGAGTCCAACGAGCCAACATCAGTGCCAACAGGCAACGCGAACGGCAGGGCCGAACAAGTCACAGTAGCAGTAGAAATGCTGGTATAGGTTGCAGTCCCCAAAGAAACAGCCGTGTCAGTCACCAAGCCAAGCACGCGAACGGGCAGAGCAGCAGTGGTTGCAGGAGTATCACTTGGAGCCAAGATTGCGTTCTTGGAGTTGCCGGTTGCGGTGCTACCTGTGTTGTTAATCATGGCCAAATTTTGACCAATCATGGCGCGAGCGCCAGAAGCAACAGCGGTAGTAGCAGAGCAAACAACACCCTTGAACACTTGGTCAGGGTCGTCAGCAACAATAGCCACTGCATCGCCAGCCGCAGTTGATGCGGGCCAGTATTGCGAGAAGGTCAACTGTTTAGTGACGGGGTTGGTATAGCGGCATCCCAAGAAGATACCGGTTTGGTTACCTGCCGTGCCAGTAGACACAGACAAGCGCACGATTTCACCACGAGACAGTCCTACGTAATCACCGTAGAAGATTGCTGTGCTGTAACCGTTAGTAATCGGGTAATCACGAGTAGAACCCGCGAATACCTGACCTCCAATCAAGTTGATTGGCTTTAGCCCGTAGGGGGCATCAATCACCGGATAAGCCATAAAGACTCCTATAAAAATTAAAGACCAGAACCAAAAGTTACTTCAGATTTTTTCTGAGAGAACTTCTGCATACGATGGTCGTTATCCTGCATGTAAGTATTGTCAACGGAGTCCATCTGCTGCTTATTTTTATTAGCATAGAAGGCGGCACGTTGAACCATAAACTCGGCGGGAATACGACACAAAATCAATCCACCTACCTCGACACAGCCTTTGAAGCGGCCTTCGGTAGTAGCGTGCATCATTAGTTCAGGATAATCATCCGCTTTCACGGGTTCATAGCCCTCACGTAACTTGCCAGAGATATTTGATGGGTCAGAAGTTCCTAAAGTGCTAATACGAATCCACCGATGTGTCCACCCATCCCGAGGGTCGGGAGAAGGCAAAGACTCGGGCGGACGCCAAGCAGTTGGACGATAGGTAGTTTCACGGGTTTCCAATTCACGACCTAGACGGTTTTGTTTTGGAGTTGCGTTCTGAGTTTCCATGTTCAATAACCTCTTTTAAGTTGAGCAACCTGTTTAGCGTAAAGTTCGATAGGAACCCCAAGACGACGCGCAATGGCGGCTTCGGATGCCTTTAACTTAATGCGGTTAGGCGGGGTGCTACGTGAAGCCGGAGCAACAACAGTAGCGGGTTTTGCACGGCGGGGAGATTCATCCTCGTCCGGTTCTGATGTCCTTTTTTGTGGAGGCGGGTCATCATCCTCATGGCTCTGAGTATCATCAAAATACTCAGGAAATCGTTTGCGCATCGTTTTATCGATGGTGCGGAAGTACTCTTCAGTACCCACGTAGTCCGCACCATACAGTCTTTGCAGTTTCTTGTCAATCCCCACGGCAGCCATAGACATCTCTTCATCTTGACCCCACCAGTCCTTGTTCTTCTCCGCCCATTTTTCAGCGCGGGGTGAACCGGGTTTTGCGGGTTGCTGTACAGGAAACTCACGGTCTTCAACCTCAATAGGCCGCATTCCGTTGGCGCGTTCCAGCTTGAGACGGGCACTGGTCATTTTCTCCTGTGCGTCTACTAGCTTATCACCGTCACCAGCGTCGTATGCTTCCTTATAAAACTTCTTGGCTGATTCCAACTCAATCTCAGCCGCGCCCTTTGAAGTTTCAATCAGTACCTTGCTGCCCGAGGAAAGCTGGTGCTGGAGGCGCTTGTTCTCTTCAAACACCTGCTTGGCAAAGTTTTCAGCAGCCTCACGCTCACGGAAAGCCTCTTCCTTGGCGCGGCGCTCATCGTGGTAGCCACGGGTGAACTTCTTAATACGTGCTTGAACTTTCTCATCATAAGAGGACAGTTCGTCGTCTGTGGGGTCATCGGGAGGAGGTGCGGCCTTGCGCCCACGGTCTTGGGGCGGAGTATCGTCTTCAATCTCCACCTCAAACTTCTCGTCCTCTTTCTCTGCTGCTTTAGCCGCAGCCTTAGCTTCCTTCTCATCAGGAAACTCAAAAGTGTCGTCTTCAAATGCAGGCATACATTACTCCTTTAAGCAGCGCGTTGGATACCGCGCGGGTCTTCGACAACGGCTTCCACCGAGTCGTCATTGATGATGCGGAATTCGCGTCCATGAATCTTCAAACGTGTGCCTGAATTGGGGCGAACAATAATGAAGTCACCTTCTACACAAGATGGGCCACTAGGGAAGCGAGTTGCATCCTTGTAGCAATCAGGGCCAAGTTTGACTACAAACAGCACTGGGGTCAGTACTTCTTCGTAGTGCATGGTCTGCCCCGATTTAACAATCCCAATATCACTGTCCGCAAACTCCTCCATTGCTTCAGGTACAACGCACAGCATGTGGAAGGTTTTCGGGTCAGGCAACTGTTTAGCTTTCTCTTCGGGGGTCTTATTCAGAATCCCCGACAAGTCCACCGCAGCGACATCAAATTCACTCATCATCTTTCTCCAGTTTTTGCACGAGGTCTTTAACGATAGTTTCTGCATGCGTCAGACCCCGGATGACACCGCAGACATGCCGATACTCGGCAAAATCGTTTGCTCGACCACTCGCTATAAAAACAGCTTGGTCGGTACGTAATTGTTCAATCTCTTTCGCAAGGTAGCTAAGTACCCGATTAGTGTCCATTACTGCTCCTTACGGGGTGTGCGGTTTTGATTTTGGTACTGCATCTGGGCATTGGCTTGGCGTTGCTGCTGCTGTTGCTGCGCCTTGTTCTTGGCAACCTCAGCACCTATGCGAACGCCTTCCATTTCCATCTGCCTGTCTAGCTTGTCTTTAGCCTGAGCCGACTGCGCCGCCACTTGCATGGCTGCAATCTCTTTCTGCGCTTCAATCCGTGACTCTTCAATCCGAAGCTGGTCAGCTTTGGCTGCTGCATCAAGCTGCTGCTTCTGCGCCTTGAGTTGGAGGTCTTGCTGCTGAATCTGAAGCTGCTGCATCTGCATCTGCACCACAGGGTCTTGCATCTGCTGCTGCGCTGCTTGCTGTTTGGCTTCTTGCTGGTCACGCTGAAGAATCTGCTGCGAGGCTTGTGCCGACATAACGGCAATCTGGTCAGCTTGCTCGGGCGTAACCTTCTTGTTCATGTCCTCGCCCGGTATCGACATGCCAATCGCGGACTCAACCTGCTTGCGGTACTCCAACGCCACATGCTCGTTGATGTGGGCCATAGCCGCTGCCATGATGGCTTGCGCTGCCGGGTTCTGCTGCATCAACTGCTGAATCTTTGGATTCTGAATGGCAGACGCATGCACAGCAATGTGCGCTTGGTGATTCTGTTCGATGAACGCCTTGACCGGCTTGCCAGTCAGTATGTTCTGGTTCTCAGTCACCGGGTCTACGGGGATGGCATCCTCCTCCATCTTGACCAGCTTGTCTGCGTTCTTGACTCCCAGCACCTCAATCATCTGCCGGTGCAGGAACGCCATGTCGTACAACTGGGGTGCGCTCTGCGCAAGCTGCATCACCGCTTGGTACTGCACAATCTTCTGCGCCATCGTCGCTGCGTTGGGGTCACTGACAGGGATAACCTCAACCATGTCGTAGTCGGCTTTCTTAGCCCGACGGTCATCCTCCATGTCGTCATCCGAGTTGTCCTCGGGAGCGTAGTCGTACTCCTCCGGTGTGTAGTCGGCAATGATGGTCTTCAGCAGCTTGAACTCCTGCTTCATCGTGTAGTGCATGCGGGCCTGAACAGCGCCCATCACTTTCAACTGCCGCTCCAACAGGGCCAGCGTTGTGCCAACCGGAGCCTGCGCCGACATGTCGCTGACGTTCATATCACCAGCAGAGGCGAACGAGCGGCCCTCCTCGACAATAGTCTGGAACAGCGCAAACAGGGTCTGGCTTGGCTCCTTGTAAGGCAGTGGGAGTATGTTGTCGCGGATTGAGCCGCTGGGCACATCCACATCACGGAACTCACCCGGCTGGATGGGGGTGTCATCACCCTTGATACGCAGACCACGGGACTTCAGACCACCGGGCAAATTAGAGAGGGTTCCTGCGTCAATCAACTGCCGTTGC